TTACCCATTAGCGCGGCTTAAGAGCTTATTTTTGAATTCACAATGGTCACGATATAACCATCTTGCTCGACCGTGGATAACTTTGGCTTTAGGCAGGTCGCCGGACTTAATTCGGTCGTAGATGAAGGTTTTACCAAAGCCAGTATCAGCCATGATGAATTTCAAATCAACCAGTGAATCAGGTTGTAGTTCGTGTTGCATGAGTGCTATCTCCGAATAGGGAATCGAACCTGCAAATCAGGCAATAAAAAACCGCCATCAGGCGGCTTGGTGTTCTTTCAGTTCTTCAATTCGAATATTGGTTACGTCTGCATGTGCTATCTGCGCCCACAGCATCCAGTGGTCGTAGCAGTCGTTGATGTTCTCGGCTTCGATAACTCTGTTGAATGGTTCTCCATTCCATTCACCTGTGACTCGGAAGTGCATTTATCATCTCCATAAAACAAAACTCGCCGTAGCGAGTTCAGATAAAAGAAATCCCCGCGAGTGCGAGGATTGTTATTGTCTTTGCTTCGTGCATTTGTCGCACTTTCGGCACCATCCAGATAGGCACATCCGTCCGCAATTAACACATATAGGCCACATCATTTTTCCTCTTTTGGTTTATGAATCTGAATGGTCATGCCGCTTTGAGTGGTGACTACAATGACAGAACCAGGCTGAAGGCTGTTAAGATTGAATGCTTCGTAAAACGAATCCAATGCCAGTGCTTTTTTATTCTTCCGGTTCCACCAACGCCATCCCTTGCTACAGGCTACACTGACAATCCACTGTCCACTCCTGTAAGCCATATAAAACCAGATGAGCAAAACCTGAAGGAATGCTATCCAGTCAATAATCGTATATTTCGCGAAGGAGTCCATCACTTCACCTCCTGCGGCGGTTCTGGTAGCGGCATCCAGTGTGTGACATTGCTAATCAGACCATATTCATTAGTTTGAGGATGGTTGCCGTTATCGTCTCCGTATTTAAGACTCTCCATAAAGCCATAATGCCTATCACCATTAACGCTCACAAAGCCGTAATAAGCAGGTATAACGCCGATCTCACACGTAACCAGTAAAGGAAAACTAGTTCTCCAATTTAGCTCGCCAATTACAGGCATTCGCTCACTACAGCTTATCCAACCATCCGGAGTTACCGGAGAGTTGCCACCGGGAATATTTTCCGGAATATTTTGTTGTGCGTTTTGTGGTTGTTCGGATTTACCCTGAAGCATGGCGGCGCGGCAGGCGTTCCAGCCAGCTGTTCGCCCAAGCGCGTAAACTTCAGATGGCTCAAGATAATCAATGTCATGCCCGTCCTCATCGTCGTTCTCAGGTAATGCAGCAGGTACTACCGGTACTGGCGGAGCGGCGTAAACCTCAATAATCCCATTATCAATAGGCCATTCTCCATCCTTGAGATAGTCACTTGTGCCGTCAACTTGCTGTTCAGCAATGTGGAATGCACCTATTGGTTCTGCTTCCAGCGATGCCAGCGCCAACTTGAACGCCTGAAGCTCAATGGCACTGTTGATATCCAGTCCAAACGGTAATTCATCACGATTGGCTTCGTATTCAGCGATAGTTTGCTTCAGCCATTCTTTGGTTAGTTCAGCCATATCCCTACTCCCCCTTGATGCTGACATTAACGCCAGCTTTGCGAATCTCATCGGCGCATCTGTTGATAATATTTCTGTGAAACTCACAAAAAATTTTCGCCGACTGCGGCCCTAATGGGTGAACATCTTGCGTACTCGGCAGCACAACCTCCCGCGCCTCCAGCTCAGAAATTCGCTTCTCTGCTGCTTCCAGTTCAACACGCAGCTTCCCTACCGTTAGCGCAATATCCTTGTTCTCCTGGTCGCGGCGTTTGATGTATTGCTGGTTTCTTTCCCGTTCATCCAGCAGTGCCAGCACAACCTGAGGTGTGACCTTCATACGAAATGCCAGCAATTTTTGTGGTGTGGCTGCTATTTTTATTGCTTCTGCCGCCTCACGCAGTGCCTGGTAATTAATTTCGCTCACTGGTTGCCTCCTGCTTTTCTGCCTTCAACACCATGCGAGAACCATCTTCCAGCTCCCACGCGATCTCACCACCTTCAGCCATGACCAGTCGCCACACCAATTGAGCAGCCTCATTGGTAACATCACGACCTGGATCATTGCCAACGCGCATACGTCCACCTTCAACATCGCGCATTTTTGCCAGCATGATAGTTTTTGATAGCGGTGAAAAACCAAGCTGTAGTCGTGCTGAATTACTCACTGGTTGCCTCCTTTGCGCAACATCGCATTCAGATATTTGTTTTTATTCACTGATGGAAAAGAATTTCTCTTAAGCAATTCCTCTCTCGATGGCATTGGCTTTACGCGTTGGCGAATAATCATTTCTGCCGGAAGAATGCCGGGATTGTATGCAAGTCCTCTCATGGTAAATTCCTCTTTGTTAATTTATTCGTATGCCTGCTCTTTCTTCATCGAGTTTTTTTAGCTTGTATCGCATAGCTCTTACTGAATAAATTGAGCGGCAGGTTGCAATTGCTATTTCTTCTGCGGAGAACTTACCGAAAAGTGATACTTCGGCTCTTGTCCAGCGTCTTCCACGAAGTCGGCTAACAATGTCAGCTCCAATCCTTGTTGCTTTCGCCATTACTGCTTTTTCAGTCCTTTCCAGTTTTTCAGCGATAACTTCAACTGGCATTGTCGCCGCCACTTCGCGCAAGAAATCGACTTCCCATTTCTCCCATGGAGTCTTTTTCATAGTCGATACCGTTATTTGATAAGAAGTGAAGGTTTCCCAACTTTGAGTTGAGCGCCGGGGATATTTATTCCTGCTTTTAGTTGGTGTTTGATTGCCAGTTTGTCGGCTTTAATTGTCGTTTCAAACTCAACGTATTCAGGAGGAAGGGCGCTTGAGTCGATGATTTCTACAATTTCTGACGGTTTGCGGATTGTTACCTGGTGAATACCTGCTCGAATCTTTTTCTTGCCAACCATTTCAAGCGATGACGCTATATATGATTTGATGCTGTCAATCTTATTTTGAATTACTGCGGCTCGCTCATTCAGCGACTTTGCCTCTTCCTTGAGGCGTTCAGCATAACCAGATTCATTTTTAATGACGGAAAGAAGTTGCTCTATTTTATCGGTAAATTCTCCTTCCATGCCTTCTATTGTGTCAGCAATCATCTCTGGCTCTAAATCTGAATCCATCAGCTTTGCGTATTCATTGGCTATTTCATACAGTTTGCTCACTGGCAACCTCCAGTTTCGCTTTGCATTCTATGTAAATGGCTTGTACGTTCTGCTGCAATTTCATTCCAGATGTCAGGCGATATGCTTCTGCAAAATATCGCTTCAAATCATCCATGTTTTCAGCCTGAGCCATTTCATCACAAAGAAGTTGTGCTTTATCCGTTATTTCCTGCTGGCGTTTCCGTTCATCTTCGCGGATATCTTCCTCTGATTTGTGCGGCATAACTGGTTCAGTCCACACACCTTCTTCTTCGTTTAGTACGTGAATAGCACTATCAAGACGTGATGCCTTAGGCCAATACTTGCTTGCACGCTTTACGACCGTCTTTCGCGCCATCTCATTCCAGTGATTTACCCATGGTCCTTTATCGCTGAATGCTGCCTTGCTTGTTTTCCTTACAGCCTCAATTTCAGCCAGACTCATCTCTTCCGTTAGATAATCACCTGCTGGCGTCTTAACTGTGCAGTAAACGCCAACGATATCACCACGATCACCGAAGGCGTTGTATTTATGGGTTGGTGCTTTATCAAGCCCGTTTGACTCATAGGTATCGTTAGCATGAACAAGTTTTGCCTGACCCCATGAGATAACACCAGACTCCATTGCAATATGGAGCAATCCCATATAGCTGATATCAAGGCAAACCATGCCGTCGCGAGGAACCAGATAAGCCAGTTTGCTGGCCGGGTTTAAGGTGATGCCGATCGCCGCAACATTGATGATAGCGTTCTGTGCGCTGGTTGGATTTGCCAGTGCCGTTTTAGCCAGGTAATCATTTTTCTGGAAATACTGAATTGCAAACTGGCTTTCCTTAGCCCATGTCACCGTCTGTTCAGTCAATGCTCCGCAGAATAACTGCTCCTGCTGTTTAACGAATTCAACGATATTGCTCATGCTGCTTCTCCATAAATGTGTCTGCGTTTGAATATTGCGAAGGCATATTCAGCCTTAACTCTTTCGGTTATTGCATCCCAGAACCATTCAGCGGCTTTTTCCTGATAGTTACAGTCATCATCTTCCAGCCAGTCGATAGCGTCCTTAGTGTGTTCATCTGGTTTATATGAGCGAAGCATTTCGCTTATTGGGTCGCAACGTTTGCAGAGGCGATCAACTTCACTGTTGATTCGTTCGTAATCTTCATCAGTAAAACTTGCGATTATTTGCGATATTTCACGCTTATCATTCAGAGTCAGAATCATCATCTTTCTCCTGTTCTTTGTGCTGATTGAGCATTTTGTTCATCTGACGAATGAATTCTTCGTCTGACCAGTTATCTGTAAAACTCATTTCCTGCGATACCACGGAAGGTTGATAGCTGATTTCATCGCTTTATTTGCTTCAAGCCACATTTTGGAATCACCAATAAATCGGGCTATTACTGCTTTGTTCTGTGCAGCACGAAGCATCTGGTGATTAATGGCTATTTCATTGCGCATAACGCCTCCAGTTGTTTCTTTGCTGCTCTGATTAATTGTTTAACTCGGCGTGATAATTCAGATTCGTGCGGGTAGAAAGCGGACATGACGCCGCTACCCGCGAGCTGAAAGTGCATCATGGGTAACTCCTTATATTTGATTGCATAACGAAAACGCCTCGAGTGAAGCGTTATTGGTATGCATATAAAAAGGCCCTCACACTGGAGGGCAAAGAAGATTTCCAATAATCAGAACAAGTCGGCTCCTGTTTAGTTACGAGCGACATTGCTCCGTGTATTCACTCGTTGGAATGAATACACAGTGCAGTGTTTATTCTGTTGTTTATGCCAAAAATAAAGGCCACCATTAGGCAGCCTTGTTGTTCTGTTTACCAAGTTCTCTGGCAATCATTGCCGTCGTTCGTATTGCCCATTTATCGACATATTTCCCATCTTCCATTACAGGAAACATTTCTTCAGGCTTAACCATGCATTCCGATTGCAGCTTGCATCCATTGCATCGCTTGAATTGTCCACACCATTGATTTGTATCAATAGTCGTAGTCATACGGATAGTCCTGGTATTGTTCCATCACATCCTGAGGATGCTCTTCGAACTCTTCAAATTCTTCTTCCATATATCACCTCAAATAAGTGGTTTGCTGCCTAATTTCATTTTCTGGCGACCAACACAAGTCACACCCATTTCACTGCGTGGCTTGCTGTAGTAAATACGGTTCTGTTTACGCTCGACTTCTTCTGCCTTCTTGCAGCGAAGGCTTCCTAGTGATGCTGCTTTGTCTGCTCTGACGCAACCAGAGAGCTTTAGCGCAATTTTTCGCGCCAGTCGCTGCTCTTGCATTGCCTGCTCACGTTGAGCCTGTCTGCGTGCTCTGCGGCGATTTCTGGCGTTATCGTCAGCCAGATATGTAATGACTACTGTCATGTTGACCTCCGGGAAGGTACACATCCTTGTGTGTCGATGATTATTTGTTTTTGCGTTCCCACATCCAGTCATCTACTTCAGACCAGATAGTGAAACCGAAGCAGATGGCGAATGTGGTAACTAAACCACCGAGAATTGGGTTGGTCATGATGTCTAACATTTTCTGTTCCTCAGATGATTAGCTTTGGTGGTGTGGTAGGTGGGAGACCCATTTCGACCCGCTTCGTCCGACTTCAATTCGGCAATGGTCCCGCAGGCCTCGCCGCTTTACGTGCGACATATTCCCGTCCATGAACCCTTCACCACACCCCAAAGCCAACTACTCTTTGGTTCCCGCATTTCGGCGGGACAATCCCATCAATGTTAAAGAGCCTGCCAATCTGTTCCGTTTGGCTTCCAGCGTCCTGCTGATGGCTAAAGAATACTGTAGGTATTTTATTGTGTAAATACCCAAGGTATTTATTTTTGGTGAAATAATGATAAGCAAATGAATACAAAGGATATTTATTTTTTCGGTGTCTGCTTGTTCAGTGCTTTTTATGCGGGATATGTGAAGTGGATCCCGATAGCTATTGCTGCCGGGATTATGGGTTAGTCAGCGAAGGTTAAGACGAGAATTACCTTAATGATGTCTGCTACAACAGACACGGCCATAGATAAACCAAAGACAATCCAAGCCATAGAGATGTCTTCACTACCATCGTATAGAGTTCCGTAATCACTGGTGTAAGGCGTAAATGTCGCGCCTTGATACAATAGGTATAAGCTTGATCCATAGAGGATAAATGCAGATATCCCTTGTATTGCTATGATCACCAGAATCATGAAACGAGCTGATCTATGCGCCCAAGCCTGGCTTATTTTTTCTGATAGAGATTTCGCAATAAAAGCATGCGCTAAGCCGTAAATTGTCGAGATTGCCAACATCCCAAAAAAGCTTGCTATAGCGGTTCCAACCATAAGCGCCCCTTGCGTGATCAAACCAGCCTTAGTTTTGTCTCAATTGCAACGCCTATAATCTTGCAGTTTCCATTGATTGGCACGAGAGGCCATGCAGGGTTAAGTCCCTTGAGGTATTTATTTCCGCCGTCGATTATCAGCTTCTTGAATGTTGCTTCGTTAGAGTCAGAAAGTTTTGCTATGACCAAGCTGCCGTTGATCGCCTCCCTTCCGGTATCGAAAAGAACGAATGTTCCCTCTGGAATGCTTAACCCAACCGGTGCCGTCATTGAATCACCTTCCACTTTAAGCCAAAACGCATTACCTTGAATATGCGCGTCAGACTCAAGCCAAACATCTATGTCTTTAATGGTGTATGGTTCGCATGCTTCACACCACGAGCCAGCCTGGATACTGCTTAACACCGGATACCTCTTTCCTGCTCTGTATTCCCCTGCATACCTTACGTTGGCATCGCTCTTAAGGCTTTCTGCCTGTTCTGCAACCTTGGCAGCAATTGACTGGCTAAAATCAGCAATTGAGACTTGCAACAATCGTGCAAAACCAGATGCAACCTCAACGTTTAGCGCATTTCTGCCATTAAGATAATGGCCTACCGCTCCTTGGGTGATACCCAGTTCATCAGCGATTGAGTATTGGGTTATCCCCAATTCTTTCTTTTTTGACTCATACAAAGCCTTAAGCCGCTTAGCGTCTTCCAGCTGTTCTGTCGTCAGTGATTTTTTATTTTCCATAGCTTAATTCTAATAGCTAAGGTACTTAAACTAAAAATACCCTGAGTATTGATTGCTTTGAATACCTGTAGTATTCTTTGTTCATGGTTAATAACGGAGAGTGCATATGATTCGAATGACACTTGCCGATTACGCCAAAATCCATGGACAGGCTAAAGCAGCCAGTGACTTTGGTGTAATCCAGTGCGCTATCAGCAAGGCCATTCTGGCAGGCCGTAACATCATGGTTACGGTAAAGCCTGATGGCAGTGTGATTGGAGAGGAAGTTCGTCCTTTCCCAAGCAACAAGAAAAACAAATAGTAACACCGCTCTTTAACAGTCATGGTCCTCATTCCCGCCGAAATGCGGGAATACAACGCGCATAAGTTGATGCGCATAACTTCTTATTTGTTAAGGAAATACTTACATATGGAACTTACAAGTACTCGCAAGAAAGCGAATGCAATTACAAGCAACATCCTGAATCGAATTGCTGTACGTGGTCAGCGAAAGGTTGCCGACGCGTTAGGGATTAATGAATCGCAAATTTCTCGATGGAAAGATAGCTTCATCCCAAAAATGGGAATGCTTCTGGCTGTTCTTGAATGGGGTGTTGAAGACGAGGAGTTGGCGGAACTGGCTAAGAAAGTAGCCAGAATGCTGACAAAAGAAAAAGCCCCGAAGAACGGCGAATTCTTCGAGGCCTGATGTAGAAAGACTGGATCAATCCACAGGAGTAATTATGACAAAACGTCGTAAGAAATACCAGGAAAAAGAAGAGATTCGACACCCTGATTCACCTGAGGGATTAGTGGTAGCCGCAGCAAATAACAGGGCGTTCGCAGAGCGCCTTGTTGGTGTTTACAGACTAGCCAAAGCAGGAGTGAAACATGGGCGTCGTTAAGTTAGCTGATTACAGGCATAACCCTGTACAACATCAGGAGGCATCCAGTATGGGGTATGTCTCTATACACCGCCAGTTTATGGACAGCAGGCTCTATAAGGACTCTCAGGCAGTACATCTTTGGCTTCACTTAATCCTCAAGGCTAATCACGAATCTACTGTCGTCAATACGGATATCGGTCCGATAACTGTTGATCGCGGTCAGATGATAACTGGACGCCCGTCGCTGGTCAGAGAAACATTCATCCCCGACAACAAAGTTCGGAGCTTATTACGGACTTTTGAGTCGAAAGGTATGCTTAATATTTGCTCGATGGGGAAGAAATTTAGCCTGTTTACAATCGTTAAATATGACGATTTTCAGGCAAAAAATTGTCCAACGGTTGTCCAACGGTTGTCCAACGAAAACACCAGTAATGGAGCGGCTCTCAGCGGAGATTGTCCAACGGTTGTCCAACGGTTGTCCATAAACAATAATATAAATAATATCTCTAATACTGACGTATTAGAGAGTGCCACAGCAGACAAAAAGTCTGACAAGAAAAAACCTTCCGTTAGCTGTCAGGATGTTGTCGATGCTTACCACGAAATCCTTCCTGAAGCGCCAAGAATCCGCGCACTGAATGACAAGCGTAAAAACCAGATCCGAACGTTCTGGCGCAAAGCCGGAGTGATAACCCGCCAGCTTGACGGGCATGGGTTCACGATGCAGGACTGGAGAAATTATTTGAGCTACGTAGGCGAAAATTGCCGATGGATGTTCGAAGAGCGTCCAAACCATCAACGCGGAACCGTCTGGCACAAAAAGGGATTTGATTTCCTGCTTAACGACAATACCTACCTGAAAGTTCGTGAGGGTGAACACGATGACCGATAATTTTTATGCGCCGCCCCATAGCATCGAGGCAGAGCAGGCGGTGATTGGTGGATTGCTTCTGGATGATGACAGCAGTGAGCGCGTCCAGAAAGTTCTGGCGATGCTGAAGCCTGACTCATTTTACAGCCGGCCACACAAAATCCTTTTCGAAGAAATAACCAGAATGCACCGGGAGCAAAAGCCAGTAGATGGCCTGACGCTTTTCGATGAACTGGAGCGTAAATCGTTAACGGCGTCTGTTGGCGGTTTTGCTTATATCGCTGAGATCGCAAAGAACACGCCAAGCGCAGCAAACATCGTTGCCTATGCAATGCAGGTTCGTGAAACCGCAATGGAACGCTACGCCATCAACCGCATGACTGAAGCGACGGAATTGCTCTATTCCCGCAACGGAATGACTGCAACGCAGAAGTACGAAGCTATTCAGGCGATTTTCACGCAACTGACAGACCATGCAAAAACCGGATCGCGTCGCGGCCTTCGCTCATTTGGTGAGGTCATGGAAGACTGGGTTAGCGACCTTGAGAAGCGATTTGACCCGTCAGGCGAACAACGAGGAATGAGCACAGGGATCCCATCGCTGGACAGGATGCTGTCACCGAAAGGTCTGGTGAAAGGCTCTCTGTTTGTCATTGGCGCTCGCCCTAAGATGGGGAAAACGACGCTATACAGCCAGATGGCAATCAATTGCGCAGTGCATGAGAAAAAGCCCGCTTTGATGTTCAGCCTTGAAATGCCAGGTGATCAGATACTGGAAAAACTGGTAGGGCAGAAGTCTGGTGTTAACCCGAATATTTTTTACCTTCCGGCGACAAATGACGCTGATGACGGCTATCAGGGTGATTACGATGGTGACTTCAACAGGGCGATCGAAACAGCCAATCGCTTGAGTGAAATCGACCTGCTTTACATCGACGACACGCCGGGATTATCTCTGGCTCAAATCGTCAGCGAAAGCCGTCGAATCAAGCGAGAAAAAGGATGTGTTGGCATGATTCTGGTCGATTACCTGACACTAATGACCGCTGAGAAGGCCGATCGCAACGACCTTGCTTACGGCATGATCACCAAAGGACTGAAGAATCTTGCCAAAGAGCTTGATTGCGTTGTTGTGCTTCTGACACAGCTTAACCGCGCACTGGAAAGCAGAACCAATAAACGCCCATTACCAAGTGACTCACGAGATACAGGGCAGATTGAACAGGATTGCGATTATTGGGTCGGGATCCATCGTGAAGGCGCTTTTGATGACAGTGTTCCACCTGGTGAAACTGAACTAATCCTTCGTCTCAATCGTCATGGCAATACCGGCACGGTGTATTGCATTCAGGCAAATGGCGCTATTTATGACACAGACCAACAGTCTGCTGAAATGCGCCGCCGTGAACGCGAGGAACCGCAGTCCAAGAAGAAAGGAGGATTCTGATGAATAAAAAACAATTAGCCATTCTCGAAAAGGCATGGGATGCACAAATATCATGCGCTTTGAAAGAACAGGCACTACCAATAATCCAGACCAAATCGAAAATAGCCAGGCAGTTATGCGATGACGGATTCCTGAGTGAAGTTGAGATTACGCACCAGATGGTAACGTTCAAAGGGTATGAGATAAATCATCATGGTATAGCGGCGTACTGCTCCCATCTTCCTGATGACGTTGACATTGATGAAATGGAAAGGGAGATGAAGCAATGACCATCTACATCACTGAGCTAATAACAGGCCTGCTGGTAATCGCAGGCCTTTTTATTTGGGGGAGAGGGAAGTGTGGCTGACTGGCAAATTCCAATCGTCATTCTTGCCGGAGCTTCGCTGGTTGCTGGCTTTATCCTGCTGAAAAAGCATAAAGACCGTGATCAAAAAGTCGAAGTTCTCTATGGGTATCCAGCTAACTGCACAACATGGCTGACCATTTACCACTACCGAAAATCAGGCCGCTGGGTATTCGAATGGGATGACCTGTTCGCTGAAAAGCGACCAAAGTCATGGGGAGACATCAGCGAGTGCATGATGTTTGAAGAAAGAAAATCCGGCGCAACTCGAGAAGAGTTTAACGAAGCGTGGAGGCGACTAAGTGAGAGAGGGTATCAATGAGCAAAATTAAATCTGGTTATCCAGGGAATGGGGAATACCCGAAGCCATATTTACCTGTAACTGTGACCACTCAATCTAGGCATCCACATCATTTCAAGCAAAGTGGTACAGCTTATTGGAGTGGCAAGCGGTGGATAGGTATTGATGGGTTCAAAATTGGGTATGCAAAGGTAATTAAATGGGAATTTAACATCACAAACTGGAGTTCATCCCATGAGGAAACTAATGTTTGAACTAAGAAGCCCCATCCATCAGCAGAACGCCATTCAAGCTATCCAGCAAATCCTTCCAGACCCAACCAAACCAATCGTAGTAACCATTCAGGAACGCAACCGCAGCTTAGACCAGAATCGAAAGCTTTGGGCTTGCCTTGGTGACGTCTCTCGTCAGGTTGAATGGCATGGTCGCTGGCTGGATGCAGAAAGCTGGAAGTGTGTGTTTACCGCAGCATTAAAGCAGCAAGACGTTGTTCCTAACCTTGCCGGGAATGGCTTTGTGGTAATAGGCCAGTCAACCAGCAGGATGCGTGTAAACGAATTTGCGGAGCTATTAGAGCTTATACAGGCATTCGGTACAGAACGTGGCGTTAAGTGGTCAGACGAAGCGCGACTGGCTCTCGAATGGAAAGCGCGATGGGGAGATCGGGCTGCATGACTATCAAATCAAATACGCCAGCACACGACAAGGACTGCTGGCAAACGCCGCTTTGGCTTTTTGATGCACTGGATATTGAGTTTGGATTCTGTCTGGATTCGGCAGCGAGCGACAAAAATGCTCTGTGCGCTCACTGGCTAACTGAGGCCGACGACGCGCTCAATTCTGAGTGGGTAAGCCACGGTGCAATCTGGAATAACCCACCGTACAGCAATATCAGGCCGTGGGTGGAAAAAGCCGCTGAGCAGTGCATACAACAGCGACAGACGGTAGTGATGCTTGTGCCAGAGGATATGTCAGTCGGATGGTTCAGCAAGGCTCTGGAGAGTGTCGACGAAGTTCGTATTATCACTGATGGACGGATTAATTTTATCGAACCATCGACAGGGCTAGAGAAGAAGGGAAACAGCAAAGGTTCCATGCTGCTGATTTGGCGACCGTTCATCAGTCCTCGACGGATGTTTACTACCGTATCCAAATCGGCATTGATGGCGATCGGACAGGGCGCCAGGAGGGCGGCATGAGACGACAGCGACGAAGTATCACCGACATAATCTGCGAAAACTGCAAATACCTTCCAACGAAACGCTCCAGAAATAAACGCAAGCCAATCCCGAAAGAATCTGACGTAAAAACCTTCAACTACACGGCTCACCTGTGGGATATCCGGTGGCTTAGAGAACGTGCGAGGAAAACAAGGTGATTGACCCAAATCGAAGTTACGAACAACAAAGCGTCGAGCGGGCTTTAACGTGCGCTAACTGCGGTCAGAAGCTGCATGTGCTGGAAGTTCACGTGTGTGAGCACTGCTGCGCAGAACTGATGAGCGATCCGAATAGCTCAATGTACGAGGAAGAAGACGATGAATGAGTTAATAAATGGCAATGCCATCAAAATGACAAGCATTGAAATCGCTGAGTTGGTGGGTAAGCGTCATGACAATGTGAAACGTACCATCGAAACGCTGGCTAAAAATGGTGTTATCCGGCTTCCTCAAATTGAGGTTTCCGAAAGAATCAATAACTTAGGGTTCAATGTTCAGTACGAGCATTACGTCTTCGAAGGCGAACAAGGTAAGCGAGATAGTATTGTTGTTGTTGCCCAGTTGTCGCCAGAGTTCACCGCTCGCCTTGTTGACCGCTGGCGAGATCTTGAAGAAGCTGCGGTTAATATCCCCAAAACGCTACCGGAAGCGTTGCGCCTTGCTGCTGATCTTGCTGAGCAGAAAATGCAACTGGAAAACCAGCTTGCAATTGCCGCACCTAAAGTTGAGTTTGCCGATCGCGTTGGCGAGGCCAGCGGAATTTTGATTGGAAACTTTGCAAAGGTTGTCGGTATTGGTCCAAACAAACTGTTTGCGTGGATGCGCGATCACAAAATCCTTATTGCTTCAGGTTCCCGGCGCAATGTGCCAATGCAGGAATATATGGATCGCGGCTATTTCACAGTGAAAGAAACAGCGGTCAACACAAATCACGGAATACAGATATCGTTCACCACAAAAATCACCGGGCGTGGTCAACAGTGGCTGACCAGAAAGCTGCTCGATAACGGAATGCTGAAAGTAACAGGGGAGGCTGCTTAATGGCTAATCTACGCAAAGAAGCACGCGGCAGAGAATGCCAGGTACGTATTTACGGCGTATGCAATGGTAATCCTGAAACTACAGTTCTGGCACATTACCGGATGGCTGGAATTTGCGGAACGGGAATGAAGCCTGACGACCTGATCGGCGCATGGGCTTGTAGCGCGTGTCACGATGAAATCGACCGACGCACCCATAATCTCGACAACAAAGACGCCAGACTTTACCACCTCGAAGGCGTGATCAGGACGCAGGCGATACTACTGAAGGAGGGGAAGATTAAGCCATGAACGAATATCAGTTTGTGCTTCCATACCCGCCGTCGGTGAATACCTACTGGCGAAGACGGGGAAGCCAATACTACATCAGCGATAAAGGCCAGAAATACCGAAAAGACGTTCAGCAAATCATCCGCCAACTTAAGTTAGACATTTTCACCAAATCACGACTCCGCATCAAAGTAATCGCAGACGTTCCGGACTCCCGCCGCCGCGACCTCGACAACATCCTGAAAGGTTTACTCGACTCCCTTATCCACGCCGGATTTGCGGAAGACGACGAGCAATTCGATGACATTCGCGTAATTCGTGGCGTGAAAGTACCTGGCGGAAGGCTTGGAATAAAAATCACCGAACTGGAGAACGTATGAACGCCACAATTCAAACGATACCAGAACTTCTTATCCAGACACGAGGCAATCAGACCGAAGTGGCAAGGATGCTTTCCTGCGCAAGAGGAACAGTGCTCAAGTACAACCGAGACAGCAAAGGTGAGCGTCACGTAATAGTTAACGGCGTCCTGATGGTCAAACAGGGCAAGAGGGGTAGACCATGAGACTCGAAAGCGTAGCTAAATTTCATTCGCCAAAAAGCCCGATGATGAGCGACTCACCACGGGCCACGGCTTCTGACTCTCTTTCCGGTACTGATGTGATGGCTGCTATGGGGATGGCGCAATCACAAGCCGGATTCGGTATGGCTGCATTCTGCGGTAAGCACGAACTCAGCCAGAACGACAAACAAAAGGCTATCAACTATCTGATGCAATTTGCACACAAGGTATCGGGGAAATACCGTGGTGTGGCAAAGCTTGAAGGAAATACTAAGGCAAAGGTACTGCAAGTGCTCGCAACATTCGCTTATGCGGATTATTGCCGTAGTGCCGCGACGCCGGGGGCAAGATGCAGAGATTGCCACGGTACAGGCCGTGCGGTTGATATAGCCAAAACGGAGCAGTGGGGGAGAGTTGTTGAGAAAGAGTGCGGAAGATGCAAAGGTGTCGGCTATTCAAGAATGCCAGCAAGCGCCGCATATCGCGCTGTAACGATGCTAATCCCAAACCTTACCCAACCCACCTGGTCACGCACTGTTAAGCCGCTGTATGACGCTCTGGTGGTGCAATGCCACAAAGAAGAGTCAATCGCAGACAACATTTTGAATGCGGTCACACGTTAGCAGCATGATTGCCACGGATGGCAACATATTAACGGCATGATATTGACTTTTTGAATAAAGTTGGGTAAATTTGACCCAACGATGGGTTAATTCGCTCGTTGTGGTAGTGAGATAAAAAGAGGCGGCGCTTACTACCGATTCCGCCTAGTTGGTCACTTCGACGTATCGTCTGGAACTCCAACCATCGCAGGCTGAGAGGTCTGTAAAATGCAATCCCGAAACAGTTCGCAGGTAATAGTTAGAGCCTGCATAACGGTTTCGGGATTTTTTATATCTGTGTAACAGGTAAGAGCATTCTCCCTTATGGGGCTTGGCTTAAATGCACCGAGTGCTCTTTCCGTTGTGCTGAATTAAGCGAATGCCGGAAGCAGAACCGGATCACCAAATGCGTACAGGCGTCATCGCCGCCCAGCAACAGCACAACCCAAACTGAGCCGTAGCCACTGGCTATCCTGAATTCATCAGTGATAGTTATGCTGCGGCCTTCTACACATGACCTTCGTGAAAGCGGGTGGCAGGAGGTCGCGCTAACAACCTCCTGCCGTTTTGCCCGTGCATATCGGTCACGAACAAATCTGATTACTAAACACAGTAGCCTGGATTTGTTCTATCAGTAATCGACCTTATTCCTAATTAAATAGAGCAAATCCCCTTATTGGGGGTAAGACATGAAGATGCCAGAAAAACATGACCTGTTAGCCGCCATTCTCGCGGCAAAGGAACAAGGCATCGGGGCAATCCTTGCGTTTGCAATGGCGTACCTTCGCGGCAGATACAATGGCGGTGCGTTTACAAAAACAGTAATCGACGCAACGATGTGCGCCATTATCGCCTGGTTCATTCGTGACCTTCTCGACTTCGCCGGACTAAGTAGCAATCTCGCTTATATAACGAGCGTGTTCATCGGCTACATCGGTACTGACTCGATTGGTTCGCTTATCAAACGCTTCGCTGCTAAAAAAGCCGGAGTAGAAGATGGTGGAAATCAATAATCAACGTAAGGCGTTCCTCGATATGCTGGCGTGGTCAGAGGGAACTGATAACGGACGGCAGAAAACCAGAAATCATGGTTATGACGTCATTGTAGGCGGAGAGCTATTCACTGATTACTCCGATCACCCTCGCAAACTTGTCACGCTAAACCCAAAACTCAAATCAACAGCCGCCGGACGTTACCAGCTTCTTTCCCGTTGGTGGGATGCCTACCGCAAGCAGCTTGGCCTGAAAGACTTCTCTCCAAAAAGCCAGGACGCTGTGGCATTGCAACAGATTAAAGAGCGTGGCGCTTTACCGATGATTGATCGCGGTGATATCCGTCAGGCAATCGACCGTTGCAGCAATATCTGGGCTTCACTGCCGGGTGCTGGTTATGGTCAGTTCGAGCATAAGGCAGACAGCCTGATTGCAAAATTCAAAGAAGCAGGTGGAACGGTCAGAGAGATTGAGGTATGAGCAGAGTAACCGCGATTATCTCCTCTCTGGTTATCTGCATCATCGTCTGCCTGTCATGGACTGTTAATCATTACCGCGATAACGCCATCGCCTACAAAGAGCAGCGCGATAAGGCAGCATCCATCATCGCTGACATGCAGAAGCGTCAACGTGATGTAGCAGAACTCGACGCCAGATACACAAAGGAGCTTGCTGATGCTAACGCGACTATCGAAAGTCTCCGTGCTGATGTTTCTGCTGGGCGTAAGCGCCTGCAAGTCGCCGCCACCTGTGCAAAGTCAACGACCGGAGCCAGCGGCATGGGCAATGGAGAAAGCCCAAGACTTACAGCAGATGCTGAACTCAATTATTACCGTCTACGAAGTGGAATCGACAGGATAACCGCGCAGGTTAACTACCTGCAGGAGTACATCAGGACGCAATGCCTTCGATGATAGCGATAATTTTACTCATCATCCTTCACATCTGGCTCTGTAGACAAGGTGGTGATCACTTCTGGAGTGAATCCAGATTAAACATCTCATTGCTGATGCTTGATATTGAGCATCTGGCGCGCGGTAAGGGGCTGCGTTGAGATAAGAGCCAGTCATTACAAATACCAGGATTTAGCCTCGCATTTGCGGGGCTTTTTTACATCTGCAGTAAACCGCGCATCGCAGCGCGTAACAATCCCGAGTCTTTCAGAAAGCTGAGCCTGAGAATTGCCGTATATGGTGGCGACCATCTCGGGGACGGCTTTTCTGTGCGAACAGGCTCATCTTTCTAAAAGGTAAAGACGCAATGAACTACCCAACCGTTGTTAACGATATAGATTTCAGAGACCTAATTTTTGTAGCAAACAACGATCCGGTTACAGATTCTTTTATGGTGGCAAAAGCATTTGGAAAGCTGCCGAAGAACGTAGTCCGTGACATTGAGCGAACCATAGAAGCTTGCCCTCCTGAGTTTGATGCAAAGCTCAACTTTGAGCTTTGCTATAAAAACAATGAGTTACAGAATGGTAAGCCGCAAAAATTCTACCGTCTCCGCAAGGATGGGTTGATGCTTTTGGTTATGTCCTACACCAAAAAAGAAGCAATGCGTATCAAAATTGCTTACATCAACGCATTCAACTGGATGTACGCCATGCTTCAGGTTGGTCATCGTCAATTTGAAGAAGAGAGAAATGCCGTAATGCTGGAGTACATGAAAGAGAAGGATGTTGCCAGCATGTCAGGTCGCCTGCTTAATCGCTGGGGAAAAATTAAGAAGCCTCAGCTAATGGCGAGAATTGAACGCCTTGAACAGCACGGGCAAACCGTAATCCCCGGACTCACTAATTAACAGCAGTACCGCGAAACAACCCAAGCCAGTAAGTGGGGAAATAACACTGGCAGCCACTGAAAGATGAACCTCCAGCCTTATGGCAAAAAAGATTCTTTGTGGTGGCGGACTGATGGAAAGACATCCTAATCAAGCAACCACTCTACAGGGTCATAATTATGAACGACCAGCAAATCGAAAAAGAAATCGTTGAGAAAGGCAAAACGGCACCGCGCGTTACGCCAGACCATATCGAAGGAATTATTGCTCAGGAGGCATATTTCACAGCAGAGGATGGTGCCTTTGGCAAAGCCATAAAAGCGAAACATACTGGCGGAGAGGTAAACTACCAGCCGCACGAATCACTTTCTCTGCTGACGTTCTGCGTCCTGGTGCTGCGCAACGGCTTCACCGTCACCGGAGAGAGTGCCTGTGCAAGTCCGGAAAATTTTGATGCAGAAATTGGTCGGAAGATTGCCCGGCAGAATGCTGTAAACAAAATCTGGATGCTTGAAGGTTACTTGCTGAAGCAGAAGCTAAGCGAACAGTAGTTATTACAAAAGCCATTCCCTACAGAGTGGCTTTGACAATGGCTTATACCCTACACGGGATAACTTAACTGATATCCCTTTTAACGGATAAACGGAGCCAACAATGGCAGAGATTATTCCCATGACTGAAGAACAGAAATTCCAGTTAGAGATTTACAAACTGGTCATGAACCAGAACGCAGCCGCAGAGGAAGCATTTCAATTCATTGGCACTGACGAGCTGAAGCTTGAGCTATTCAAAATTCACTTCCAGTCAGGCGGCGCTAATTCAGATATCACGACCCGCACTATCGAAGCGGTGCGTAAATCGAAGGAAGCGTTAGACCTGTTCACTACCGGAGCATGATGCTCAACCTGAAATAACAACTAAGTGAGATGAATATGGCAGCACCAAAGGGCAACCGATTTTGGGAGGCCCGCAGTAGTCATGGGCGAAATCCTAAATTCGAATCGCCTGAGGCGCTGTGGGCTGCTTGTTGTGAATACTTCGAGTGGGTGGAAGCTAACCCGCTATGGGAGATGAAGGCGTTCTCGTATCAGGGGGAAGTGATACAAGAGCCTATCGCCAAGATGCGAGCGATGACCATTACCGGTCTCACTCTGTTCATTGATGTGACGCTTGAAACATGGCGCACATATCGCCTGCGAGAAGATTTATCTGAAGTCGTTACGCGAGCAGAGCAGGTCATCTACGACCAGAAATTCTCTGGCGCAGCCGCTGACCTTCTCAACGCTAACATCATCGCCCGTGATTTGGGCCTCAAAGAGCAGTCGCAAGTTGAAGACGTGACACCTGATAAGGGAGATCGCGATAAGCGACGCTCTCGTATCAAGGAGCTATTCAACCGTGGAACTGGACGCGATTCTTGATAACCTGAGCGACGAAGAGCAAATCGAATTGCTCGAGCTACTCGAAGAAGAAGAGAACTACCGGAACACACACCTGCTATATGAATTTACGCCATACAGAAAACAGCGTGAGTTCATCGACGCCGGGCATGACTATCCAGAGCGCTGTTTTATGGCTGGTAACCAGCTTGGTAAGTCATTTACTGGTGCTGCTGAAGTCGCGTTTCACCTTACCGGACGTTATCCGGGAACAAAAGGCTATCCGGCTGATGGCAAATATGGTGGGGAGTGGAAAGGTAAGCGTTTCTATGAGCCTGTTGTCTTCTGGATTGGTGGCGAGACAAACGAGACTGTAACCAAAACGACTCAACGCATCCTGTGCGGTCGTATCGAAGAGAATGGTGAACCTGGCTACGGTTCCATACCGAAAGAAGACATCATTAGCTGGAAGAAGTCTCCTTTCTTTCCGAACCTTGTTGATCACCTTCTGGTTAAACATCACACTGCTGATGGCGTTGAAGATGGCATTTCAATCTGCTACTTCAAGCCATACTCGCAAGGCCGCGCTCGCTGGCAGGGTGACACAATCCACGGTGTGTGGTTTGACGAAGAGCCACCATACAGCATTTATGGCGAAGGGCTTACCCGTACCAACAAATACGGTCAATTCTCAATTCTGACGTTTACCCCGCTGATGGGGATGTCTGACGTTGTTACCAAGTTCCTGAAGAATCCCAGCAAGTCGCAGAAAGTGGTCAACATGACCATCTATGACGCTGAGCACTACACAGACGAACAGAAAGAGCAAATCATCGCATCCTATCCCGAGCATGAGAGAGAGGCGCGTGCTCGCGGTATTCCTACGATGGGTAGCGGTCGAATCTTCCAGATACCGGAAGAGACGATTAAGTGTCAGCCGTTCGAGTGTCCTGATCACTTCTACGTAATTGGCGGGATGGATTTCGGATGGGATCACCCGCAGGCGCAGGTTCAGCTTTGGTGGGATAAGGACGCAGACACAATCTACGTTTCACGCGTGTGGAAGGCGAAAGAAAAAACAGCCGTTCAGGCATGGGGAGCTGTTAAATCATGGGCGCATAAAGTGCCAACCGCATGGCCTCATGACGGAAACCAGCACGAGAAGGGCGGCGGTGAGCAGCTCAAAGGGCAGTATGCAGATGCTGGTTTTATGATGTTGCAGGAGCATGCGACATGGCCTGATGGCGGTAATGCTGTGGAGCCTGGCATCACTGAATTGCGCGACATGATGCTCGATGGTCGCTTCAAAGTATTCAACACCTGTGAGCCATTCTTTGAGGAGTTCCGCCTCTATCACCGTGATGAAAACGGGAAAATCGTCAAGCTTAACGACGACGTTCTCTCAGCCGTTCGCTATGCATACATGATGCGCCGCTTCGCCAAAATGATGCGCGACATCAAAAAACCAAAAGAGAAAAAGATACCAGCCCCAATCAGGCCCATCGCACGGAGAACTTAAATGGCCGACGAAAACAGACTCAATTCCATTCTGTGTAAGTTTGACGCGGACTGGATGGCGAGCGATGAAGCCAGAACCGAGGCGACAAATGACCTGTATTTTAGCCGAGTGTCGCAATGGGATGACTGGCTATCAAACTACACTACCCTGCAATATCGCGGACAATTCGATGTTGTTCGCCCGGTGGTCAGGAAACTGGTCGCAGAGATGCGCCGGAACCCTATCGACGTTCTCTTCCGACCCAAAGACGGCGCTAATCCTGATGCTGCCGATGTGTTGATGGGAATGTATCGTACTGATATGCGCCATAACACGGCAAAGATTGCCGTTAACGTTGGCGTTCGTGAGCAGATAGAGTCCGGCGTTGGTGCATGGCGTCTGGTCACCCAGTACGAAGACAACGACCCAACAAGCAACAATCAGGTAATCCGACGCCTGCCAATCCATGAAGCCTGCTCACACGTCATATGGGACGCCAACAGCAAGCAGATGGATAAGAGCGACGCTAAGCACTGCACGGTGATTAACGCTTTGTCACGCAATGGCTGGAAAGAGTTCGCAGAGGATTACGGTATTGATCCGGACACCTTGCCATCTTTCCAGAATCCGAACGATACATGGCTGTTTCCGTGGGTATCGAATGATGTCGTCTACGTCGCTGAGTATTACGAGGTAGAAGAGAAGAAGGAGAAGGTCTTCATCTACCGCGACCCGCTGACAGGTGAGCCGGTCAGCTATTACCAGCAGGATATCAAAGACGTCATCGACGACCTGGCTAATCGTGGATTCATTAAGGTAGCAGAGCGTAAGGTCAAGCGTCGGCGTGTGTATAAGTCGATCATCACCTGCACGCAGATACTGAAAGACCGCGAGAAGATAGCTGGAGAGCATATCCCAATCGTTCCAGTGTATGGCGAATGGTCATTCGCTGGTGACAAGGAGTGCTACGAAGGAGTGGTAAGGCTGACGAAAGACGGTCAACGCCTTCGTAACATGATCATGTCATTCAACGCCGATATTGTTGCTCGCTCACCGAAGAAGAAACCGACCTTCTTACCTGAGCAAATCGAAGGCTACGAATACATGTACGGTGGAAATGACGACTATCCGTACTATCTGCAGAACAAGACCGATGAAAACGGTAACGACCTGCCGATTGGTCCAATCTCCTACATGGAAAACCCTGAAGTACCGCAGGCCAACGCTTACATGCTTGAGGCTGCCACCAACGCAGTGAAAGAGGTGGCTAGTCTTGGCGTGGATGCGCAGGCGGCAAATGGTCAGGTAGCTTTCGATACCGTCAATCAACTGAACATGCGGGCAGACCTTGAGACATACGTGTTTCAGGATAACCTGGCTACCGCAATGCGACGTGATGGCGAGATTTATGCCTCAATGGTCAACGATATTTATGACGTTCCTCGTCATGTAACGCTGACACTTGAAGATGGTAGCGAGAAAGACGTTCAACTCTACGCGCAAGTTGTAGATTACCAGTCCGGTAATGTGGTCACACTCAACGACATTCGCGGTCGCTATGAGTGCTATACAGACGTTGGGCCATCCTTCCAGAGCATGAAGGAACAGAATCGCGCAGAGATTCAGGAGTTGCTAACCAAGGTTCCGCAAGGTACTCCAGAGTTCCAGATGCTGATGCTGCAATACTTCACGTTGCTTGACGGTAAAGGCGTCGAGATGATGCGAGAGTACGCGAACAAGCAACTGGTGATGATGGGGCTGAAGAAACCAGAAACACCTGAAGAGATGGAGATGGTGCAGCAGGCACAACAACAGCCGCAGCAGCCATCAGCAGAGCAAATTCAGGCGCAGGGTATCCTTCTGCAAGGTCAGGCTGAATTGCTCAAGGCAGAGAACCAACAGGCGCAGATTCAGGTTGAAGCCGCCAAGGTTGAAGCCCAAAACCAACTCAACGCCGCGAAGATTGCAGAAATCTTCAACAATATGGACCTCGACAAGCAGGCAGAACTGCGTGAGTACCTCAAGCTCGTAGGTCAATTCCAGCAACAGCGCAGCAAAGATGCTCGTGCTAACGCTGAGCTGCTTCTTAAAGATGCAGACCAGACTCATTCACAACGCATGGATTTCGCGAATCTTATGCGTCAAGTTCAAATCCCCTCCGGCGGAGTAGCCGAGACACCTCAATAAGAGAGAGTTAATCATGGACCAAACCACCGACATTCAGGCTTCTGAAGAATTAACCCTGCCCGGCAATCATGCAGCGGCATCTGCTGATGGCTTAGTTGTCGATAATGCCAACGACAACGCAGGTCAGGAAGAAGGCTTCGAGATTGTCCTGAAAGACGATGAGAAACCAAAACAAGACCCGGCAACTAATGCTGAATTTGCCCGTCGCCGCATCGAACGCAAACGCCAGCGTGAGCTTGAGCAACAGATGGAAGCGGTTAAGCGTGGAGAGTTGCCGGAGCACCTGCGGGTGAACCCTGAGTTACCAAAACAACCAGACCCTAACGATTATCTTTCCGAAGATGCACTGGCTAAGTACGACTATGACCAGAGCCGCGCACTGGCTGCCTTCCAGCAGGCAAATAGTGAATGGCAGATCAAGGCTATGGACGCACGAAGCCAGGCTGTCGCCGAGCAGGGTCGCAAAACTCAGGAGTTCACCCAGCAATCAGCGCAATACGTCGAGGCAGCCCGTAAGCACTACGACGCAGCGGAAAAGCTCAATATCCCTGACTATCAGGAGAAAGAGGATGCATTCATGCAACTGGTGCCGCCAGCAGTCGGTGCCGACATCATGCGCCTCTTCCCGGAGAAATCCGCTGCTCTCATGTATCACCTTGGTGCTAATCCTGAGAAAACACGCCAGTTGCTGGCGATGGACGGGCAATCCGCGCTGATTGAACTCACTCGACTGTCAGAACGTTTAACTCTCAAGCCTCGAGCAAAGCCTGTTTCAGAAGCCCCGTTACCTGATGAGCCCATTCAGGGACACGCTGTTGCTGCAAATATCTCTGCGATTGAAAAGCAGATGGAGGCGGCAGCAAACAAAGGGGATGTAGAGACGTACCGCAAGCTCAAGGCGCAACTGAATAAAGGAATTCGATAATGGCATTAAATGAAGGTCAACTGGTCACGTATGCTCTGGATGAAATCATCGAAACCGTCCAGAACCTGACGCCAATGGCGTCCAAAGTGACAAAATACACCCCTCCGGCAGAATCCATGCAACGTTCAAGCAACACCGTGTGGATGCCTGTTGAGCAGGAAGCGCCAACTCAGACTGGCTGGGATTTAACTGGCAACGCAACCGGGATTCTGGAGCTGTCCGTGAAATGCAACATGGGCGATCCGGATAACGATTTCTTCGAGCTTCGTGCAGATGACCTGCGTGATGAGCGTTCTTACCGTCGCCGCATCCAGGCATCCGCCAAAAAACTGGCGAATAACATTGAGTCAGCGATTGCCAAACAGGCAACTGAAATGGGCTCGCTTGTTGTTCACGATACCCGCGCAATTGGTCCATCTACTGGCCTGTCTGGCTGGGATTTTGTGTCTGATGCAGAGCGACTGATGTTCTCCCGCGAACTCAACCGCGACATGGGTATCAGTTACTTCCTGAACCCTGACGATTACCGCAAAGCAGGCCGCAATCTTGTAGATGGTGACATCTTCGGGCGCGTTCCTGAAGAAGCGTATCGCAACGGTACTATTCAGCGTCAGATTGCTGGCTTTGATGAAATTCTTCGCTCACCGAAACTTCCGGCAGTTACCAAGTCAACCGCTACTGGTGTAACTGTTTCTGGTGCGCAGAAGTTTAAGCCGCAGGCATACACTCTTGATACCGATGGTAACAAAGAGAACGTCGACAACCGTGTTGCAACGGTGACCGTATCCTCCACCACCGGATTTAAGCGCGGCGACAAAATCAGCTTCACTGGTGTGAAATTCCTGTCTCAGATGGCGAAGAACGTGCTGACTGATGATGCTACTTTCTCAATCACCCGTGTGATCGATGGTACTCACATCGAAATCACGCCGAAGCCGATTGCGCTTGATGACGCGTCACTGACAAAAGAAGAGAAGGCTTACGCTAACGTAAACACCTCTCTTGCTGATACCACTCCGGTAAACGTTCTGAACGTGGCAACAACCACCGCTAACGTGTTCTGGGCTGATGACTCAATCCGTCTGCTGTCTCAGCCGATCCCGGTAACCCATGAACTGTTTGCTGGCATGAAAACGTCTTCCTTCAGCATTCCTGGTATTGGTGTTAACGGCATCTTCGCAACGCAGGGTGATATCAACACTCTGTCTGGTAAGTGCCGTATTGCTGTGTGGTATTCAGCATGTGCTGTACGACCAGAGGCAATTGGTGTTGGTCTGCCTAACCAGACCGCGTGATAACCAGAGGGAGCTTCGGCTCCCTTTTTTATCTGGAGACAAGCATGACACACATGATCTTTCGTCATGGCGACATGAAGAAATGGAAAGGCGTTGGATACGACTTTGAAATCGTGAAAGCCGAAGAGCTTCAGGAATATCTGGATGCTGGCTGGTTTGCACATCCTGATGATCTTCTGAAGGATGTTGCAGAGCCAGAGCCAGAGCCAGAGCCAGAGCCAGAGCCAGAGCCAGAGACAGAAGAAAAACAGCGTAAAAAGCCTGGTAGAAAACCTAAGGCGGCAGCAGATGAACCTGACAACGAAGGGTGATTTAGTTCTTGCGGCATTACGTAAGCTCGGTGTGGCATCAAATGCCACGTTAACCGATGTCGAACCGCAGTCTATGGAAGACGGCGTCAACGACCTTGAAATGATGATGGCTGAATGGCTTGGCGGTGATGCGTCACCTGGTATCAACGTTGGCTACATTTTTGCTGATGCAGATGTCGCTCCGGATCCGGGAGATGAGCACGGTTTATCAAATAACGCTATCAATGCCGTCATTTTCAACCTTGCCTGCCGCATTGCTCCAGATTATGCGCTGGAAGCTTCTGCAAAACTTATAACTACTGCCAGATACGGGAAAGAGCGACTCGTCAAACTGTCTGCAATGGACAGAGCAAAAGCCGCTAAATGTAAGTCCGGTTATCCAAACCGCATGCCTGTTGGTAGCGGTAACCAGTTGGCGAAGTGGAACGGTTGGAATTACTTCCACCGAAAGGATCCTTGCGATAACGGGAGCGAATAATGCCGATTCAGCAACTTCCGCTTATGAAAGGTGTCGGCAAAGATTTCCGAAACGCCGACTATATCGACTATCTGCCAGCGAATATGTTGGCTACACCCAAAGAAATCCTGAACAGCAGCGGATATCTTCGCTCATTCCCGGGCATTGCCAAACGTTCTGATGTGAACGGTGTATCTCGAGGCGTCGAGTACAACATGGCGCAGAATGCTGTCTATCGTGTGTGTGGCGGCAAGCTCTACAAAGGCGAAAGCGAAGTCGGTGATGTTGCCGGAAGTGGTCGCGTATCAATGGCGCATGGGCGGACATCACAGGCGGTAGGCGTTAATGGTCAACTGGTCGAATACCGCTATGATGGCGCGGTTAAAATCGTCTCAAACTGGCCTACAGATAGCGGATTCACTCAGTATGAGCTAGGTTCGGTTCGTGACATTACGCGCTTACGTGGGCGTTATGCGTGGTCAAAAGACGGTACTGATTCATGGTTTATCACTGACCTTGAAGACGAAACACACCCTGACCGCTACAGCGCACAATATCGCGCAGAATCGCAGCCTGACGGCATCATCGGCATCGGAACATGGCGAGACTTCATCGTATGCTTTGGTTCATCAACGATTGAATATTTCTCCCTGACTGGTGCAACCACCGTTGGTGCTGCTTTGTATGTCGCACAGCCATCGCTGATGGTGCAGAAAGGCATTGCCGGGACTTACTGCAAAACGCCGTTTGCTGATTCGTATGCGTTCATCAGCAATCCGGCAACGGGTGCGCCGTCTGTGTATATCATCGGCTCTGGTCAGGTGTCACCAATTGCCAGCGCGAGCATTGAGAAAATCCTCCGCTCCTACACTGCTGATGAACTGGCTGATGGCGTGATGGAATCGTTGCGCTTTGATGCTCATGAGTTGCTGATTATCCACCTTCCACGCCATGTTCTCGTGTACGACGCATCTTCAAGCGCCAATGGTCCGCAATGGTGTGTGTTGAAAACAGGCCTGTATGACGATGTGTACCGCGCTATCGACTTCATTTATGAAGGCAATCAGATAACGTGCGGCGATAAGCTGGAGTCCGTGACCGGGAAATTGCAGTTCGATATCAGCAGCCAGTACGACAAGCAACAGGAACACCTGCTGTTTACTCCGTTGTTCAAAGCAGATAACGCCAGAGTTTTCGACCTTGAAGTTGAATCTTCAACTGGCGTTGCGCAGTACGCCGACCGCCTTTTTCTCTCTGCAACCACTGACGGAATCAATTACGGGCGTGAGCAGATGATTGAGCAGAATGAACCGTTCGTTTACGACAAACGCGTTTTGTGGAAGCGAGTAGGGCGCATCAGGAAAAATGTCGGTTTCAAATTGCGCGTTATCACGAAGTCACCTGTCACTCTGTCTGGCTGCCAGATAAGGATTGAGTAATGGCGGATTCGAATCTCAACACACCTGTTATTGTTCAGGCGACGCGGCTCGATACATCAATCCTTCCACGCAATATCTTCTCGCAGTCGTATCTGCTTTACGTTATCGCACAGGGCACTGATGTTGGTAACGTGGCTAACAAGGCCAACGAGGCCGGACAGGGCGCTTATGATGCACAGGTCAGGAACGATGAGCAGGATGTGATTCTGGTCGATCATGAAGAAAGAATTCGTCAGCTCCGCATTGAAGTAGATGACCATGAAATCCGTATTGCTGCGAATACTGCGGCAATTGCAGCGCTGGATGTCAGACTAACCACGGCTGAAGGAGAAATAGTCACCTTACAGGCTGACGTCAGCGCTCTTGATGGCCGGGTTACGACTGCTGAGAGCAACATTTCTGCATTACAGGACGACTATGTATCGAAAACAGCCACTGCAACACAATCGCTGGCATCTCCCCTCAATGTAACAACATCCTATTCGGTCGGCGGCACCAAGGTTATTGGTGCTCGTCAGACAGGGTGGACAGCGGCTACAGGTACGGCTCTTCGCGGCTCATTCAACGCTAACCAGACATACACGGTAAGTGCCACATACACACGGTCTGAGGTGTCGGCTATGGCTACAGGATTGCAGCAGGCGCGGCAGCGTATCAAAGCTCTGGAAGATGCATTACGGACTCATGGGTTGATTGACTGATGATTACATTCAAACCAACGCGAAACATCGACCTGATCGAAGCAGTCGGAAATCACCCTGACATTATTGCCGGGAGCAACAACGGTGATGGATACGACTACAAGCCTGAATGCCGTTACTTTGAGGTGAACGTGCACGGGCAGTTCGGCGGCATTGTTTACTATCAGGAGATTCAGCCGCTGACATTCGATTGCCACGCCATGTACCTGCCAGAGATTCGCGGATTCAGCAAGGAAATCGGTCTGGCGTTCTGGCGATACATTCTGACTAACACCACCGTTCAGTGCGTCACATCGTTCGCTGCACGCAAATTCCGCCACGGTCAGATGTATTGCGCGATGATTGGCCTTAAGCGTGTAGGAACCATCAAGAAATACTTCAAAGGCGTGGATGACGTGACTTTTTACAGCGCCACACGCGAAGAACTAATCGACTTCCTGAATCACGGGAGATAGCCATGTTATATGCATTTAAGCTGGGCAGAAAACTGCGCGGCGAGGAACCTTATTGCCCTGAAAAAGGCGGGAAAGGTGGCAGCTCTGATAAAAGCGCAAAGTATGCAGCAGAAGCTCAGAAGTATGCCGCAGACCTGCAAAATCAGCAGTGGCAGACGATCATGAAAAACCTTGCTACGTTCACGCCGCTTGCGGAGCAGTATGTTAACCAGCTTCAGAATCTTTCCAGTTTAGAAGGTCAGGGGCAGGCACTTAATCAGTATTACAATTCTCAGCAGTATAAAGACCTTGCAGGTCAGGCTCGTTACCAGAGTCTTGCTGCTGCGGAGGCGACTGGCGGACTTGGTTCGACAGCTACAAGCAATCAACTGGCTACGATTGCTCCGACTCTCGGTCAGTCGTGGTTATCAAACCAGATGAGCAATTACAACAATCTGGCAAACGTTGGGCTTGGTGCGCTGCAAGGTCAGGCAAACGCCGGGCAGACGTACGCCAACAACATGAGCAGCATTGCACAGCAAAGCGCAGCTCTTGCCGCTGCTAATGCCAACAAACCATCAAGTCTTCAGACAGCAATTAGTGGCGGAACGTCTGGTGCGATTGCCGGTGCAGGTCTTGCCAGCCTTTTGGGAACATCAACACCTTGGGGCGCTGGCATTGGCGCTGGTATCGGATTGCTTGGCTCGTTGTTTTAAGGGGTAATCATGGCTACTTGGCAAGGATCAAATGGCGGATTGTTGGCTGGTATCGGCGGCGTCAACTCAAACGCTCCGAGCGTAAATGACATCGGCAATACGCTTCAGCTTATCAGGCAGAACAATGATATTGAGCGTTCAGGCGCTAACAATGTTGGGCTGACTGCTTTGCAAGGCCTTTCAGGTATTGCGGGGGTGTTTCAGCAGGAAAAGCAGGCTCAGCGGCAGAAAGAATTTCAGCAGGCATACGCTAATGCTTATGCGTCTGGTGATCGCGGTGCTTTGCGTCAGTTGGCTACTCAATATCCAGACCAGATTGAATCCGTTCGTAAAGGCATGGGATTCATTGATGAAGATCAGCGTAATTCTATCGGCACCTTAGCGGCTGGCGCACGCCTTGCGTCATCGTCTCCAGAAGCAATGCAATCATGGCTGCAAAACAACGCCAAGGAACTGACTCGCGTCGGTGTTGACCCCAACAGCGTTGCTCGGATGTATCAGCAGAACCCTTCGGGATTTGGTGAGTTTGTTGATCACCTTGGAATGGCTGCTCTTGGTCCGATTGATTACTTCAATGTTCAGGACAAGATGGCTGGTCGTGAAATTGACCGAGGCAGGCTGGCAGAGACAATCCGCAGCAATCAGGCTGGAGAAGCACTAACAGCGCGTGGTCAGGACATCCAGATACGTGGACAGAACATCAGCGCACAGAATGCTGCTCTTTCCCGCGAAATACAAAGAGCAGAATTACAAGAAAAGGCTCTGGACAGACAGATAGCCAGAGAAAGCAATCAGTTAAAGCTTGAAGAGCTAAAACAGAAACAGGCAGATGTTCGGCAAAAGGCTGACATAGCCCGCGCTGACAGGCAGGCCGCCGCTCAGGGTGCAGTTGATACGTTCAGCACAGCGCTTGATTCTCTCAACGAGATAGAGCAAAGCCCCGGCCTTTCAAAAGCAGTAGGAATTCGCTCAGCGTTTCCAACAGTTCCTGGCTCTGATGCGGCTAACTTTGAAGCAAGGCTCGACACCTTTAAAGCTCAAACTTTCCTTCCTATGGTGCAGTCCCTTAAGGGGATGGGGGCTCTTTCAGATGCTGAGGGTAAAAAATTATCCGATGCGGTTGGTGCCCTAAGCCCCAAAATGAGTGAAAAGGCTTTTCGTGACTCTATCGGAAAGATTAGAAATCAGCTTGAAAGCAAGTTGAGCACTGTTAAAAAACAGTTTGATTATCAGGAGCCAGTACAGAATACGCCAGCGCAACAACCTACTACTGGCAGTAATTTTTCTTCACTATGGGGTGATTAATGGCTAAAGCATGGAAAGATGTTATCGCCTCTCCACAGTATCAGGCGTTAGCACCAGAACAAAAAGCGCAGGCTCAGGAGCAATACTTCAATGAAGTCGTGGCCCCGCAAGCCGGAGAAAATGCAGAGCAGGCTAAGCAAGCTTTCTATGCTGCCTATCCATTGCCATCTGTGCAGAAAGTGGAGACACAGCAACCAGTTGCACAGCAACAACCACAGCAAAGTGGATTTATGTCTGATCTTGGCGAAGCAGTAAAAGAGACTGGTCGCGGACTGGTGCAGGCTGGCGTGAACGTGGCAAACATACCTGCATCAGTTGCCGATGCTGTAACAAGCGCGGCGGCTTGGGCTGGCGGTAAACTCGGCATTGGCGATGGTACATATCAACCAGCGCCACGAGTAACAACGCAGGGATTAGAGCAGGACTTTGGCCTTCAGCAAGGCGCGCTGACTCCACAAACGACAGAGGGAAGGGTATTTGCTGAAGCATTGCCTTACCTCACTCCTGCTGGCGTTGAGAGAGCGGCAGCGCAGGCACCAACACTTGCTGGTCGAATTGCTCAGGGGGCAACTCGCCTTCTAGCAGAAAACGCAGTTGGATCACTTGCTGCAAATAGTGCGAAAGATGATGCGGAAGCACTCGCCACCGATTTAGGCGTTGGTGTACTTGCTGGCGGTGCTATTAACGCCGCTGGACGTGGATTAGGTGCTGCTTATCGTGGCGTTCGTGGTGCTATCGCGCCAGAAGCGCAGCAGGCTATCAGATTTGCAGAGCGTGAAGGAGTTCCTCTGCACACCACAGACCTGTTACAACCCACTTCCCGCGTCGGAAAAATGGCGCAGACTACAGCAGAAAATATCCCTCTGGCTGGCACAAGCGGAATGAGAGCAACGCAACAGGAAGCGAGAAGCCAGTTGGTGCAGAGATTTGCTGATAAATTCGGTGAGTATGATCCAGCGGTTATTATTGACAGCCTTAAAGCGAAAACATCAGGAATTCGTCGCGCTGCAGGGAACCGTCTTGAGCAGGTTCAGAATGCAATGGCGGGAGTCAATATCCTGCCTGCGCGAGCAATTCAGCAGATTGATACCGAGATATCTAATCTGCAGAAGCTTGGTAAGGTCGCTGATAACGAGACTATTTCAAAACTTCAGTCATATCGTGATGAGCTTGTTCGCAATGCTGGCCCTGATGGTCCGGTAAATCTGGACTTGAAGCAATTAAGCGATCTGCGCAGCCAGTTCAGAATGGACGTGAAGGGTGAGCGACCAGTGTTACCAAACCGTTCCGATGCCGCCATTCAGCGCGTTTACAAGGCGATGACCGACGATATCAATGGTGCCATTGGTCAGAATCTTGGCAACGATACTCTCCGTAAATATCAGCAGGCCAATGCCGTCTACGCTGACGAAGCGGCGAAACTCAAGAATACCAGGCTGAAGAATGTTCTCATGAAAGGCGATCTGACGCCGGAAGTTGTCAATAACATGCTATTCAGCAAGAACAAATCTGAAATTAAGACACTGTATAACTCAGTTGGTCGTGTTGGCAGGGCGCAAATGCGCAATGGCATCATTGGAAAGGCGATGGAGAAATCAGGTGGTTCCCCTGACCAGTTCCTTCGACAGCTTAACATCCTGCAAAACCAGACTGGCATCACATTTAAAGGTCAGGATGCTGCTTATCTGAAAGGATTGAAAAACTACCTGCAATCCACGCAACAGGCTGCAAAAGCAGCAGTAACAACACCAACAGGGCAGCAAACCATCCCGTTCATTATTGGGTATGGGACGGCAATGAACCCGGCGACAACTGGCGCAGCGGTAAGCTACGGACTTCTTACTCGCGCCTATGAGAGCGAGCCATTCAGAAATGCAATGCTCCGAATGGCAAATACCCCACGCGGATCAACAGCGTTTGAGAAAGCCATGCAGCAGGCGCAAAAGGCCATTAACGCCATTACTCAGGGTGCCAAGTCTGATGCGTTGTCAGAATAGCTTCGCAAACACCAGGAACGTGCAAAAACCAAATATGTAGAACGCAATATTCAGCATATCTCTTTGCATAAATCCTCCGTAACTGATGGTTAACTGCTGTCTTTTTTATATATCTCTTTGAGCGTATCAAAGACAATTTTCTTAACCATATCAGATTGTTGTTCTGCCATACGCTCTGCATCGTCAATGTAAACTGGTGCAGAGCTTTGTTTAGCCAATGATTCTTCAATCGCTGCAATTATCTCTGAGTTCAGCGACCTGTTATTCATCTTCGCACGCTGCTTAATTTTCGCGTGGAGTTCATGCGGAAGTCTCAAGTGAAACTTCGCCTCGTCGTATTTGCTGTACATCCTTGATGCCTCACCAGTTGGGTGGAATGGCATCGTAACCTACTGGATAAATACTCAATAGTACCATTTCGGTATGCAATCACATCATGGTTGCATCATATCATTCGTCTGGAGCAATGAAATGTCAGATATCACCTACCATGATTCTCATGATAACCATAGGTCTTTTCAGCCTCACGCCTTACAGCAATTGCATCATCGAGACTCTTAAAGTATCCGAGATTAATGCGCTTCCCTGCGTCGCTAATATATGCCACCCACTTTTTATGGGTCTTATGCCATGAAACCCCAGCACACCCAGATGTATTGTTTGTGTATTTAGATTTGTTTTTAGGTTTTCACCGAGACTAACTAGACGCAGGTTGTCTATTGAATTATTTAACCCGTTACCATCTTTATGGTCAATTTGCATTCCGGAAGGGATTTCACCATAAAACATTTCCCATATTATCCTATGGGCGGCGTATATTTTATCTTGATACCTAATAATTATATAAGAGGTTTTCCTGTTCTTGTCCTTGAATATATGTCCTGCAGGCTTTTCTTTAGAGATATTGAACATTTTGGGTCTTGAAAGATATTGGTCACTCCAGTACAGGAGTCCATCGTCTTTTAATACGAATACTTCGTTCCAGTTCATGTTAACCACCTTTAAATAAAGTGCACTCATTATACAAAAAACATGCTAGCAATGAATATTGCTTGCTTAACATATAGAGAAATTAAAATGACAGATTCAATAAATGCCAATGTTGTGGTCAGCATGCCTTCGCAACTCTTCACCATGGCTCATTCTTTTAAAGCCGTAGCCAATGGCAAAATTTATATCGGTAAAATTGACACTGACCCGGTAAATCCTGAAAACCAGATTCAGGTTTATGTGGAGAACGAAGACGGTTCTCACGTTCCTGTTTCGCAACCAATCATCATTAATGCGGCTGGTTACCCGGTATATAACGGACAGATTGCCAAGTTCGTAACTGTGCAAGGCCATTCGATGGCTGTTTATGATGCATACGGTGTGCAGCAGTTCTATTTTCCTAATGTGCTGAAGTATGACCCGGATCAGTTTTCTGCAGAATGGCTTGCCAAGATGTCTGCGCCTGATTCTTATGCATTATTTGGTACATTCTCATCAATAGCAGATCTACGAGCATTTACTGCATACTCATCAGTTAAGGAAAATGGAAGAGTCTATGTTGATTCTTATCACCTTGGAGCTGGTTATGGCGGAGGATATTTCCGCTGGAATTCAACCAGCACTGATACTGATGACGGAGGCTATACCATTAACCCAACAGGCAATGTCGGAACCGGACGCTGGAAGAGAGAGTTTGTAGCCGCGTATCTTAATCGCACAGTATCCCCTCTGGAGTTTGGTGCTAAAATTAACGACAACACTTTTGATAGCGCACCTATGCTTAACGCCGCGATATCCTACTTAAACCCATACTTAGATAAGGATATGGATAGCCATCAGGGGGGTGATGTGGTAATTCCAGCGGGGCTACTCTACATCAATGACACCATCTATGGTGCACCTAATGTGCGAATTTTGGGAACCGGCGGCAGTCCAGGATTTCGTTTTTCCCGGGCTGGATGCGCCTGCATTGTGGCTATGCCAACTATGGAAACCTCAAAGATAATGTTTGACACAGCTCCATGGCTAAAGGATAACTCTAAGCGGTATACGACAACAGACGAAATGTTATACGGTCGTACTGAAAGTGATGGGTATTACGGGGCTACCCTGGAAAACATAGTATTTATCGGTCTTGCAGATACACAATGCGGTGTTCGAATTTGGCGCGTGCCAGCCTCCAGACTTAATAAAGTCGCGGTGTATAATTGCAAGGTTGGGTACTGGTTGAATGGTTCATGGGATATCTCTATCCGCGATTGCTTTGCTTTTGGTGCTAAATACGCAACATTTCTTGTGTATCAATGCACCGCTATACGCATAGATGCTGGTTATTTTACAGGTAACACTTCTTTCCTTTTTGCTGATGGTACTCAGCAATGGTTCCATCGAAGCATAAGTGATTCTAATAGACCGAATATCGCATATGTAACTACATTTATGTATGCTTACAATAGCTTCGATATAGACCTGTATGGCGTAACAATAGAAGGGTACAACAGAGAGTTTGCTCTTTTTTATTGCGGCAATGTTAATATGTTTGGTGGGTATACAGAATGGATTGGAGTACCTGCAAGCGAGACAGGGCATCGTGTTTTTGTGCATGGTGTTGCCTCAGAGTTTTATTCAACAGGGACATACTTTAATCACGACATTAAAGATCTGGCGGTGCAGTCAGGGAATGTTTTTGACACTACTTCAGGAGAATACCTCCCATCTGAAAGATCACGAGTGATAATTGAAAATCCAAGAGTGGTAACAAAATTCCAGAATCTTACTAAAGATTTAGGATATGGCTCCTACAATATTGTCATAAAAAACCAACACCCTATCACAGATAGCTTATCGACTACACTTTCAGCGCAGAGGCTTTTTACAGTTCAATTTGTTGGATTGCTAGACCAGTATACAATGCGAACTCCTACTGTAACTGCAAATGGTACAGTGAGCTTTAGTATCCAGATTGGAAATATTGCAGATGGAGGTGAGTATAGCGTTAGGCTTTTGATGAGAAACACCGCATCCACTGTACAGCAGGATTTAAGATTTACAGTGTTGGTAGGAACAACAACAACTGTTACTGGCTACCAGGGACGCTCGAAGGCTGGGACCACATTAATACCAGCACCCACAGCAACATTCACTGGTAGCACATTAACTCTTACTTTCACAGGTAATTCAGGTTATTATTCATTCTTCAGAATGAAGTGCGTGCCTGTAGAAGATCAACCTATTTATACCTATTGATGGATTTTAGGCCGGGAAACCCCTGCCAATAGACTTTATTGGCAGGATTTTTTATCAAAATCAACAATCAAAACGCTATCCTTGATATAGGAATTTAGCCATTGCCCCTGAAAGGATAGGTTACCTTCACATTTATGAGAAATGTAATTTTTAGCCTTGTTTGCTGGCATGTATGTATTCTTTATCCCATTAAATGACATGTACGCACTTCCCCAATACCAGTTCCAGAAGTAATCTGTGACTGAATAGTTTATCAAAGGAAAGTTTAATGCTGCATTTTTTACAGCTTCGGATCTTGGTGCTGTGCCGGTAAACACAATGCTAACATTATCACTACCAGCGTCGCGAATGGATTGCATAATTTCAGAAAGAACTACTTTATTTATCCTTTCCTGAGCCTTCAAAGCATTTCCGTATGCATACATTAAAATCATAGAATACAATACGGGTATTAATGTAATTGATGTTACGTATCTATGTTCTTTAAAGCAATAATATAGCAATGTACTCATGAGGACATAAAAAACTCCAACCGACATGTATAAGTGAACTCCTCCCAATGGGTTGGCGAGAACCAGCAATGCCCCCATAGTCATTGGCATAGCGATTGCTGTTGCGAGTATCGCTCCAGTTATAACGTTAAATACTTTCCAGTTTAGGCCTTTACATTTAACGTATTTGTAACTCAGAAACGCCGTCATAATAATGCAAGCTAAAGCTGACAGGAGTAATAATTCACCACCGATAACCCTGTAAAAATTTGTAGAAGCAAAATCGTAATACTTTAAGCTGTTATTCTTTAGTGCACCAAATATATCATTTGATATTCTTGGGTGATTAGATGAATAATGCCCGCTAAAAGTTATGGGTAATATGAATTTCACGTATATCACACCACCTACTAAAACCTGCATTATACGTAATGCAACCCTTTTAAGTATTAACTGCGGGTCAGTAAATCTGGCCATGTTAACTATTACTTCACATATTAATAAAATCGCAACGACATTAATGACTGCCTGATAAGTGCCAAGCACTATCACTACAAATGCGGTGCCTATTATTAATTCATGAGCCAGTCTTTTGCACTTAATTGCAAAGAGAGCAAATGCAGATGCAATGGAGAAACTGAAAGTTAAAACATCAAACCGATAAGAGAACATTGATATAATAGCTGGATTCGCCATGAATGCCAGAGGTATAATAAAGCTCCATTTTCCCCCATCAAGAAACCTCTTTCTGTAACATGCAAAAGATATTGCAAGCAGCACAGAAGCAAGAATGATTGGTAGAGGTGCAAGATCGACGATTCTGGAGCTAAGATTGAGAACTGACATTACTATATCAGCTACAGGCCTCCCGTCCACACCCCATTTAGTATAACCAACAGTCGTTCGCCCAATATCATCAACATAAAATTGATTTGCTAGGATAATTGGCAATATAAATATAAAAATAACATACGAGTAACGTTTTGAGTTGTTAATCATTTTTATTCTTACCCTTTAAAATATATCTTGGACGCTGTTTAACCTCGATATAAATCCTTCCGATGTATTCACCAAGTACCCCTATACCGATCAACTGAATCCCGCCCAAGAAAAGTATCGATACCAGCAGGGATGGATAACCTCTAACCGGGTTTCCAAACGCCAGAGTGTCCAGAATCATCCATGCGCCATATGTAAATGCTAAGCCAGCGACGAGAAGGCCGATGTAAGTCCACATACGTAGCGGAAAAGTCGAGAAGCTCGTAATTCCCTCAAGAGCAAGATTCCACAACTTCCATCCGTTGAACTTGGTACTGCCAGCAACACGTTCTGCGCGGGCATAATCAACGATATCAGTGCGACCACCAACCCAACTCAAAACACCCTTCATGAAAAGGTTGCGCTCAGGCATGAGCTTAATGTTTTCTACCACCTCGCGAGACATTAGCCTGAAATCTCCAACATTTTCCTCGATCTGCGGGTTGCTGATTTTGTTATGCAGCTTATAGAACCACTCGGCGGTTTTCCTCTTCAGTCTACCATCCGTTGAGCGGTCAGATCGTTTAGCAAGCACCATATCAGCACCTGCCTGCCACTTTTCAATAAGATGAGGAATAACCTCAATCGGGTCTTGCAGGTCAACATCAATTGGGATTATAGCATCCCCAGTTGCATGGTCTAATCCTGCAAACAATGCTGGTTCTTTACCAAAGTTGCGCGTAAATGACAGCGGAACAACTAGGGGATCTGAAACAGCCAGAGCATTAATAATTGACTCCGTAGAGTCTTTGCTTCCGTCATTTATGAAAACAATTTCCACTTCATATGGCTTCAACTCTTCGAACTCTCGTACCGTTTTATAAAAAATTGGTATCGCTTCTTCTTCATTGAAGACAGGAACTACAAGAGATATCTTCATTTCGCATCCCTAAAGACAATGAACTTTGAATAGACGAAACCGCACACCAGGCTGATGGCGGAGAAGGTGACAAGAGTGACAATTGGAGGAAGTGAACATCTATCAGCAGCCCATCCAACAGTAGCACTCAGTGTTCCCATGAACCCGACATATAACATGTAGCGCATCGTTGTAGTCGATGCTTTGAATGTGAATCTTGCATTCGCGAAGAAGCTAAAACTCACAGCCACAACGAAACCTGCGAAGTTTGCCAGAGCCTGATTGGTATGCGCGGCATAGATACATACACCAAAAACCACCCAGTGTATAAGTGTGTTCAGCACACCAATCGAGGTGTACTTTGCAAATAGCTTTAACATTTATTCTATCAGCTAATAATCAAAGGCATGAAGTCTATCATCCAAATCTTAAACGATCGATACTTGCTGTGGTTGATAAGACAAAACTGAGACAAACAAAGCTTTGCGCTGGATTGCAAGGCTTTGTGCTCTTCGATAGTGGTTAAGGTGGATCACTCCACCTTTTCATCAATCCAGTCCGACCACCATTGCATCATTTCTCTGCGCTTATCTAGATACTGAGCATGGTTGTAAATACCGCGCACAGATCCGCCGTTGGCATGTGCTAGTTGCACTTCAATAGCGTCAGCAGGCCATTCGTGCTCGTTCATAATCGTGCTGAATTCATGCCTGAATCCGTGACCGCTTTCCAGACCTTCATAGCCGATTTGTTTGATCACAAGTAGCACCGCGTTCTCGCAGATTGGCTTCTTCTTATCGTTGCGTCCGGCAAAAACAAACTCTGATACTGGTTTGGTGATTGAGCTTAGCGTAGTAAGAAGTTCAACCACCTGGTCTGACATCGGGACCACATGAATTTTTCGACCCTTCATCACACTGGCGTCGATGGTGATAATCCTGTTTTCAAAATCGACGTTCTTCCATAGCATGGAACGAAGTTCTTTCGTTCTTAGGGCGGTGTAGCGTAAAACTTTAGTCGCAATAAGCGATACGATACTTCCTGAAAATGTTGCCAGTGCTTTGTTGAATGCCGGGATCTGGTCTGCAGGAAGAAACGGGAAGTTCTTCTTGCGGTATCCTTTCATGGCGTCTGCAAGGTCAGGTGCCGGGTTATATTTAGCCCTTCCGGTGACAATAGCGTAACGGAAAACCTCTCCGCATCTTCTGCGGGCTTTGTTGGCTCGCTCCATTGCACCGCGATCTTCAAATCTGCGGATTACTTCCAGCAGTTGCATCGGCTCAATATCCTGAATTTCAAGGCCGCCGATGATGGGTAAAATGTCGTCGTCAAACATTTTGGCAAGTTCGTTTGCATAGCCTACTGACCAGACTTGCTTCTTGTGCTCGTACCATTCCTTGTAAATCGCACTAAAGGAATTGTTGTTAGACGAAGCCTTTTTCGCTTTTACCGGATCGATGCCAACCGAGATGTCTTTCCTCGCGGTCCATGCTTTATCTCTTGCCTCCTGCAAAGTCATTAGCGGATATTTTCCTACGGTCAGTATTTTTTCCTTACCGTCAATCTTGTAGCGAAGCTGCCATACCTTTTTCCCGGATACAGGGACATAAAGGTACAGGCCATTACCATCGAGAAGGCGATATGGTTTTTCTTTCGGCTTTGCTGCTTCAATCTGCTTAACGGTGAGCATGGGTAAAAATCCGGTGGGTAAAATTATTTTATCCACTTTTTACCCGTCATGGAGTGCGGCTGTCAACGATCTGACGCGAACCATGACGAACTGCTAATCTACGGAAGGCTTGATATTCAGGGGATTTTGCGGACTGGTACGGATGGGAGCGAACTGATAAATGGTGTCCCCTGCAGGAATCGAACCTGCAATTAGCCCTTAGGAGGGGCTCGTTATATCCATTTAACTAAGAGGACAATGCGGCATGAGTATACCCGCTAATGGAGTGCGGGGTAAGTACGCTGCCGCTCGATTGCTTAAACCCTCGCCATTTATGCCGGGTTTTTATAATTTTTCTTAATGTTTTCCGCACGTTCTGCTTTTTGGCGTGCTTCTGCTTTACGCTTATTGCTCATGTCGTTACGAATCTGTGCATGACTCATTAACGCGAAGATAAAGGTGCCGCCGCAGATGTTCCCCGCTAAAGTAGGTAGTGCGAAGGGCCAGATGAAATCGCTCCAGTGCAGCGTACCGTTAAACACCAGATAGAGGATTTCAACAGAACCGACCACGATATGGGTGGTGTCACCCAGGGCAATAAGCCAGGTCATCAATATAATCACCACAATCTTTGCCGCACCCGCTGCAGGAAACATCCAAACCATAGTGGCGATCAGCCAGCCGGAAATGATCGCGTTGGCAAACATCTCGCTGGGGGTGTTCTTCATCACATCCATGCCGATTTTGACAAATGCATCGCGAGTTTCTTCATTGAAGATAGGCATATATTCAAATGCCCACGCCGCAATACCTGTCCCGAGAATATTACCCAGCAGCACGACGCCCCATAACCGTATAAGTAAGCCGACGTTGCTCATTGTCGGTTTTTGCATGACGGGTAGTACCGCAGTCACGGTATTTTCGGTAAATAATTGCTGGCGGGCCATAATGACGATAATAAAACCAAAGGTATAACCGAGATTCTCCAGCAAGAAGCTGCCCGGCACACCTTCCAGTTCGACTTGAAATATCCCTTTTGCCAGTAACGAAGCGCCCATCGACAGACCCGCCGCAATGGCTGACCACAGTAGCGCCATTGCGTCGCGTTCCAGCTCTTTTTCACCATCCTGGCGGATATGCTCATGAATTGCCATCGCCCGGGAGGGGAGTCGGTCTTCATCTATTTCTATTTTTTTGCCGCGCTCTTTTTCTTCGCTCTCAACTTCAATTTCGTCGCTGTGTTGATCAATTTTGTCGTTGTCCAT